GGTCTAAACCAAAAAGACCTTGATTTACTATCGTCTAAGTTGAACGACAAGGGCTGGGTAAATATCGACCTGAAGTCTAAGAAGGATGGAGGCTTTTATGCTGAGATTCCTACGATGGATTTCAAAACAGCGGCAGCTACTAATGCACAAGATGACGACTTGTTCTAAACGTCTGTAAGGGGAAAAGGAAAATTAACTGCGGAGTAGATTTTGGGGGGTTCGATTCCCCTCACCCTTCCTAAAATAATAGATTTATGATTTACAAAGTAATAAGATCAAAAGCCATTCAGTACCTCTTTGATACTATTGAGGATGCCAGAGAATGTAGAGAGCGATTAATGGATATGGGGTATAATAATATCTCCATAGAAGTAGAACAGGAAGATGTTCCTTAACACCAAAGAGAGATGAGTCGTTGCACTCCTCACCGATAAATAAATTTATCTTATGAAAACAGCAATGCAAGAACTATTGGAATGGGTTCGGGCAACCCTACCAATGGATTTAGAAACACCACAAATGATTGAGCGGAAGATTGAATCAATGCTTGAGAAAGAGAAGGAGGTGATGCAAGATTTTGCTACAGATTATGAACGAGAGTGCAGAATAAACCTTGAGCGTAGCATTGAGAAATGTTGGGATGAAACTTTTAACACCAAAGAGAGATGAGTGATTGGACTTATGAGATAATTGAAATGACTAGTAGTAGTAGTGAGTGGATTGGCAAACCAAAAGATGGAGTGCCGTCTATATTGAAAATTAAGTTTCAAAAAGTGGGTGAGTTAGATAGAATCATCACCTACACTTTTAATGATGAACAAATTCTAAATACAACAACCTTTAACACCAAAGAGAGATGAGTCGTTGCACTCCTCACCGCAAATAAATTTGCTTATGAAAAAAACAATTGCAGTATGTGGCATCACGATTGATGCCTACGCACAACCATATCCACCACACCCTGCGTGTAATACTCCTAATCCACCGCCTTGGTGTGACAATCCACCCGTACCTATGGATGATTGGCAACTGATATTGGTTGCGTTTTTAATAGGTATAATGATAGGATATTTAAGTTTGAATAAAACCTTTAACACCAAAGATGATACAAGTAAGGGAATAAACTGACCTTTAATAATACATTGTCAGGCGATAGCTTGACACCTTTAACGACAGGGGGACATTGATGTCCCTCTGTGAAAACCAAAGAGAGATGAAACAAACAGCAGTAGATTACTTATTGGAGTATTTTGAGATGGAAGTTGGGAACATCCCATTTGATGTAAAACACACTGCCAAAGAAATGGAGAAAGAGCAGATTGTTTTAGCTCACATAAATGGGCAATCTGAATTTGACAATGGTGCTTATAGACAAGAGGTATTTGACAATGCAGACCATTACTACAACTCAACCTTTAACACTAAAGAGAGATGAAAATGACAACAAAAGATATTTACTATCTAAGTGGAGTAATCGACACACTACCTTTAAAACCGAAGGCGATGCTTAAAATACTGTTAAATCAAGTTAACGAGCATTTCTATATCATAGATACACGAAATAGAAGAAAACCTTTAAAACCAAAGAGAGATGAATGATCAAGATAAAGAAACAAAGATTCTATTCTACCTTTTAGCGTTTACGATAGCGATGTTTGCATTAAGTGTATTGGCTTTAGTCTATGTGTATGTACACCCTACAATTAGTTTATAATGATTAGAAAATATAAACACATAAGAGAAGTTCAGAAGTTTTTAGATATGTTGATGATAGACCAAGTGAATCTAACCATACAAGCAAGTAGATTCGGATGGACAGAAGAACTACAGAATCAATTAATCAATAGCGCACTCCTGATACGCAAGTATCAAAGAAGGTTGCGCTTAATAAAAATGTGATGGAAGAAAAGAAAGGACAAATGATATACCATTACTACGGACGATTGTCCTGGAAGAAGAAACGTGGTAACGGTTATATCAATAACTACAAAGACATTGAGTTCGTTTCTAGAGCTGAATCTATAGAACAGATGAATAGTGATGTAGGCTTTATGATGCAACTTATGGTACACCAAGGATTAACTGCAAATAGCATCAGCGATGTAAAGATTGCAGAAGTGTATAAAAGAGAAGAAATTAGTAGATCATTTTATTATAAAGAAGACAATTTATGACAACGAGAAATTTTATCTATAGGGCTGAGGAGTTAAAAGATTCTCTAACAGAACTTCGTGAGAACGGAGTAAGCAAAGGTGCTTGGACTGGATTCGGTTCATTATTCGACAAGTACTCAATGAAGCTAGGGAGTACTACCTATATATACGCAGGAGCGCATCAAGGTAAATCCCAATTCGCCTTTGAGGTGATGATGAACCTCTCCGAGTATAGCGGATGGAAGTGGGCAGTATACTCTCCGGAGACTGGCTCACCCACAGAAGTGTTTGCTGAACTGCTTTGGGTATACCTTCGTAAGCCATTCTTAATCAACGATAAGTTAATGGCTACTCAAGAGCAATCTAACAAAGCTATAGACTTTATAAACGAGCATTTCTATATCATAGATAGCGGTCTTCAAGACCTAACCGTAGAAGGTTTCTATAGCTGTGTAACGAACATCGAAGAGGATTTTGGGATAAAAGTGCAAGGTTGTTTAATTGATCCCTTTACTGAAATAAAGACCGATGTATCTCAAGGTGTACGAGACGATATAGCTATAGGCCAGGTGCTTACTCGTATCCGTAAACATAGTGCAGATAACAACTACCATACACTACTTACCGTACATACTAAACACCAACAACCTAAGTATAAGAATGGTATAGCATATATAGACAAGCCTACTATGAATGATATAGCCGGAGGTATGCAATGGTCTAGAAAGGGTATGATGGTTATAAATATATGGCGTTGTCCGTTTGGATTGGAAGACTCAAATGGCGTACCTTACGAGCCTAATCAAGTAGAGATTACTGTGGTGAAAGCTAAACCTAAAATTGTAGGTAAGCTAGGAGTAGTGACTATGTATTACGATAAGATAAAGAATAGATACTACGAGTTGGATGAGTTAGACAATAAGGTATATGCTTATAAAGACCCTAACTACGAACCCGAACCTTTAGAACTACCTACACCTAAACAAGAAGAATTAGAATTTTAAGATATGGGAAGAAGAAAAACAATTAATCAATTAGATTTATTCTCCGGAATAGGAGGCTTTCACCTTGGATTTGAAAGAGCAGGGTATAAAGTGAATAGTTATTTCAGCGAGATAGATAAACACGCAATAGCAGTATATAAACAACAATTTAAAAATAGTAAGTATGTCGGATCAGTTGTCGATATTAGAGGAAACGAATTACCAAGAATTGACCTTATCACCTTTGGAAGTCCTTGCCAAGATTTCAGCCTTGCTGGAAAGCGTGAAGGTATGTCAGGAGAACGATCAAGCCTTATCCTTGAAGCAATACGCCTTATCAGCGAATGCAGACCAGGAGTATTTATTTGGGAAAATGTTAAAGGAACTTTCTCCTCAAACTCTGGCGAAGATTTTGCGGCAATCCTCCAAGCGTTTGCCAACATTGGGGGCTATAGACTTGAATGGCAACTGCTTAATACATCGTGGTTTCTACCCCAAAATAGAGAGCGATTATACCTTGTCGGATATTCTACAAAAACCAAACGAAATTGGCGAGGAGTTTTTCCTATCGGAAGCGAGTCAAAAAAGAATAATAGGATTAAGGGACACAACTTACGAGCAAATACCATCTGTGCAAGATACGGAAACGATGCAAACGGAGCGTACATTAGTGAAAGTCAACAGCCTCCACAAGAAATAAAAGTAAAAAGCGCAACCCCTAAAGAAGCAGTAGTAGAGCCTAAAATAATAGGATACACAAGAGATGCTAAAGGCAAGGTAACGGATAGACACCTAAAAGATGAGGCAGGTACTATACACTCATCAAGTGGTAGTGGTGGTAATACTGACCAGTTTATCAAACAACCTAACTACTCAAGTAAAGCATTAAATGAAACTATAGAGAATAATGAATTAGTAGAAGGCAACCCCAAAGCTTTAGACTTATACAATCGTTCTGCAAGGGATGAGTCCCCAACATTAACTGAGCCTCATCATAACACATTGAGAATGTTTGACGGCTACCGCATAAGAAGACTAACCCCTATAGAGTGCGAGAGGCTACAAGGCTTCCCCGATAACCATACCGAGTACGGTAACTATGATGGGGAAGTAAAGAAGATGAGCAACACCCAACGCTATAAGCAATGCGGTAACGCAGTAACCGTAGATGTGGTACAAGCAATAGCAGAAAAAATTAAACCTTTGTTATAATATGAAAAGTTGGTCAGAAGCCTATAGAAAGAGTTGGTGCGAGATGATCCGTGCCTACCT